CCCGAACACTTGTCACTGGTTTGAGTAAAAACTAACCCGCTAATGAGGCCCCGGCGGGGGCCGAAACGCGCCGCCAGCGCGTCCGGGATGCAATCACGCCCCAACAACAACGGAGAACAAGCAATGAAAAAAGAGATCAACGAAACAAAGGAAGACTTGCGTTGTGTTCAACCCGGCTACCGAAACAGGTTTCCAAAATACCGACTGGCTTGGTCAGATGAGCCGGAAGTGTGGGATCCCGCCAGCCTCGCAAATAAGGCATACTACAAACTGAAAAAAGAAGGCAAAGCCGACATTTCCTATTTTCGCGCGTCGGCGGGAGAAATCGCGTATCGTTTCCCCAATTGGTGACAACCAACAACACAACGGAGAAAACAGTGTGGACAATCTCAAAAGCGATGTTGAAGGCCTCCAAGAGCTCGCGCTTTTTGCCGGGGGCGGCGGTGGAATCCTCGGCGGAAAGTTGCTCGGCTGGCGAACCGTTTGCGCCGTCGAAATCGAAGAGTACGCCCGAGGCATACTTGTTCGGCGACAAAACGAAGGACACCTTGAACCGTTCCCGATCTGGTCTGACGTATGCACCTTTGACGGCCGACCGTGGCGAGGCCTTGTTGACGTCGTTTCGGGCGGGTTTCCCTGTCAAGACATATCAAGCGCCGGAAGAGGGGCCGGGCTTGCCGGATCCAGATCTGGACTATGGCGGGAAATGGCGCGAATTGTCGGCGAAGTTCGACCGCGATTCGTGTTCGTGGAAAACTCACCGTTGCTTGTTTGCCGAGGTCTTGACGTCGTCATCGCTGACCTTGCCGCAATGGGGTATGACGCGCGATGGGGTGTTGTGGGGGCGAACAACGCCGGCGCTCCGCACGTTAGAAAACGGATCTGGATTTTGGCCCACACCATGCGCACAAGGACTGTACAATCAAGGCCATATGATACAGTTGAGAAAAAAAGTAGACAATGGTCAAATTTCTTTTTTAGAAGCGATGATCATGACAAGCGGGACCATATGCACAAACAAAAATTTGCCCCCTTGGAGAACAAAACAACACAAAGAACACTTCAAAAAACACGGGAAACACTACAGCGGCGGCAAGTTTGGGAATCTAGATCCGACTTTTTACGAGTATCTAATGGGGTGGCCCATAGACTGGACAGGATCAAAGCAGCTGGAAACGGACAGGTTCCAGCTGTGGTTGAACTTGCATGGAAAACCTTGATCAACCTCGATTGACAACAAAACACAACGGAGAACACAAAATGAAAATGAACCCTCGCCAGTATACCGAAAAGCTCGGCCTTTCGGAGCAAATGGGCCACGTCGTCAACCTTTCGGGCAAGCTATATGTAACGGTCGCCGGGCTTCGCGTCCTCGCGCAACGCGCCGGCGTCGTGTCGATTGTCTGCCAGCCGGTCAACGAGTGGTGTGACCCCGCAAAAGGCGTTTTCTATTTCCGTTGCGAAGTCGTGATGCCGGGCGATCGTTTGTTTGTGGAATACGGATCAAGCGCCGGCTCGCCAGTAGGCAAGCGCGGCGGCAACCACGCCCTCCTCGGTCACGCTTGCACGAGGGCAACCGGGCGCGCTTTGCGCCTTGCCCTCGAAATCGAGTTACCACTATTCGAAGAAAGCGGCCTTTCGCGGCCCGCAAACGGCCCAAAACGAGCCGAAACAACCCAAGCCCGACCCGATACCCGATCCAAGCCCGAAATCAACTATTTCGACTACTACACGAAGCAAATCAAACTCGCCAACGATCACGAGCGCCTTGATCAAATTGGCCGCGACATCAAAGCAAACCGCGCCGTCGACAAGAAAACGCGCGACGCCTTGCGCGAGGTCTTCAACGAGCGACATCGGGAACGAATGGCTGCCGCCGCCGAGGCCGAGGAAAAAGAGAAAGCCAAACTTCTCAAAGCGTACTTCGCGAAGCTGCGCGAATCCGGATTTGACAAAGCCGCCAGCGACGGCGCGATCAAGACGAAAATCGGCGCAAGCTCGCACAAAGAGATCCACCCGGTCTCTTTGCGACGCATGATTGACGCCTTGCAACCCTACAAAGGCCCGGCGTTGTCGAGCGTACCGAAGCAAAGCGATCCCTTCGTCAATCATCTCGAATACGCGCGCGCGTTTGCTGGCGACGCATGATCGCCGAAATCATGCGGGCGCTTGACGAGGGCAAGATCACGGCCCTCGACCTTGGCGTTTGGTCATGGTTGTCGTGGCAGAGTGATCGGGCCGGCGTCTATAGCGCCGCCCGGGCCGCGACCGCCGACCAACTGCGGATCACTGAGCGACAACTCCGCGCGAGTTTTGAGCGGCTCGCCAGTATCGGCGCGATCGTTGTTTTGACGAAAAAAGGGAAACGTCGAAGCCGGTGGGGGATCCGGCCGAAGTTCGACAAGAAAGAAAAGAAGCAACCGAAAAACGTGATACCATTACAACAAACCAACAAGGGCGGCGACACAACGGAGAGGAAGCCCGCCGCCCTCGAAGGGTTGCCGTTTTGATTTGACCACACTCGGAAAGAGGATCGAATGAAAAATACCACAACCACGGGCAACGATGCAAGCCCGATCCACGAAATGCAAGTCGCGGCCGCTATGCTATCGCCAGCGCACCGTGAAACCGTATTCGGTACGATGGGAACGTTCGGCGCGGATTTGTTCGCCAGTGAGGCCGCGCGCTTCGTTTGGCAAGCGATCGCTGTCGACGGGTTGACCGACCCGGTTTCAATCATGGAAAGGCCGAACCCGCCCGACAACTTCGACCGTTTTTTGATCCAAGCCCTCGACATCCTCAACCAGTGGGAAGTAGCGGGCAAAACCCGCGCGGATCTCGAAGTGACCGTGCATTACCTCGCCGGCCTCGCGCGGCGTCGCCTTATGTCGGGCGCGCTGGCGACGGGCGCAACGCCCGAACAAATGGCCGAGTTGATCGCGGGCCTCCCGACAACCGAAAACGTCGACGTTGAACCATTCGCCGACCGACTCAAAGCCCGCTTTCAAGCCCTGATTGACGGGATCGGGATCCCTCAAAAGCACGTCCTCAAAACGACTTGGACGGCGATCAACCAAATCATTCAAGGCGGGTTTCGCGACGGCGAACTTGTTGTGATTGCGGCGCGGCCCGGGATGGGCAAAACGGCCCTCGCGCTTTGCCTCGCGATCGCGTTGTCGTTTCAACGCGGCGTCGACTTCTACAGCATGGAAATGGGCGCGGGCGAAGTTCTCGACCGTTGTTTGTCTATCCTTTGCGACATCCCAAATCATCACATTCTACAACCGACCGAGGCCCTCAAACGCTGGCAAGCGGCCGTCGATATGTTTGACGCATCAATGGATCTCCGCCTCGAAGATCGCGGATCTCTCACGCTTTCGGAAATGTTGCAACGGAGCAAAGGCCGGATCCCGGTGATCGACTACCTGCAGCTTGTACCCGGCATGACTCGAAGCGACGCTTTCGAAAATCGCCAGTTGCAAGTGACGGCGATGAGTAAAGCCTGCAAAGAATGGGCGCGGGCGAACAAGGCCCCGGTTTTCATTCTTTCACAACTCAACCGCGACGTTGAAAAGCGCCGCGACAAGCGGCCCTTGCCTTCGGATTTGCGCGAATCCGGAGCGGTTGAACAAGACGCCGACAAGATTCTTTTTGTTTATCGTGATTGTGTCTACAACGGCGAAGACTCCGACCGCCAGCGGCCGCACGAGGCCGAAATCATAGTCGCGAAACAACGCAACGGCCCGACCGGGACAATCAACCTCACGTTTCAACCGCAATTCGGGCGTTTTGTAGAAGGGTTCAACCAATGAAAAAAAGACAAACAATCGAAGAGTTCGATCGGCGGTTTCCATCGTGTCGTTGGACAAAAAGCGCGCAAGCTGAACGCACGGCCGGCGTCAAACGTTGCCGCAAATGCGGAAAAACCAAAGACGTTGAAGAGTTCTATTTGTTTCTTACTCCGCAAAAAGCCAAACGCTTCGCGTCGTATTGTCGGCCTTGTTCGAATACCTACAAACCAAACACAACGACCGAGCAACGCGCCGAAAACGATCGCCGTTCCTACTACAAACACCACGAAAAAAACAAAGCCCGCGCCCGGGCGGCTTGGTACTCTAACCACGAAGAGAACAAAGCCCGCCAGCGCAAAAGCTACGCCGAGCGCAAGGCCGAAAACGAGGCCGAGATCCTTGCTCAAGACGAATGCGACATTTGCGGCAAGCCCGGCGCGGCGTACTTTTACCGATGTATCAACGCCGGCAACACGCAAGACAACGAGTTCGCGTTTTGGTTGGTCTTGCATCACGTTTGCCAATTCGAGGCTAAGGACGCCCGCTTGATTCCTTGGACAAGCCGAATAAGAAAAAAGGAGGTTTTGAAATGAGCACGACGATCGTTTTCAAGGGCTTTTCCGACTACAAAAAAGTTTCTTGCGCGTGGGCGATCCTCGGCCTCATCCTCGACGCCGAACGCAAAGTCGGGCCGTTGTTTCGCCGGGTCGAAAACTACCCGGGCTTCGACCTGTTTTTTGAATGGGAAACCGCCGACCGAATCGTGATTCGCTGCGAGGTGACAAAATGAAACTGACCGAACGCGAATGGTTGTTGATGTTCGACGTTTTGTTTTCCGACATCACGCCAACCGAAAACGGCCGCTTTTGCCCCATTTTCGTCGTTTGCGTTGGAAAACGGGCCTTTCCCTATGACGACAAGCAAAGGGCGCTTGCTGAGGCTCGCAAGGCGCTTTTCGACGCAATCTTTGAGATCGGCGCGACTCAAAAGCAATGGCTCGACCGAAACCGGGAGCTTTTGAAACACAAGCAAGAGTTCCAAGCGGCGTTCGTTGCCTCGTTGGAGTGGCACGGGCAACGGTTCCTCGATTGCGAAATGTACGTTGATCAATGGTTGGAGGTCAGACCATGAAAAAATACGAATTGACGGCAGCGGCGGCCGAACACGTCGCGCAAGGCGAGCGTTTTTGTACCGGTTGCGGCAAGATCAAGCCGCTGGCGGAGTTTTATCAACACAACAAGCGCAACGCGAATAAAACGTCGTTTCGGTCGCATTGCAAGACTTGCATCGGGCACGGGCAAAAGAACGCTTTGCGCCGCCGTTACTACGCCAACAAAGCGATCCAAGACGCCGAGATCCTCGCGCAAAAAGTTTGCGAAGTTTGCGGCGAAGCCGGCGAACTTTACTTTTGGCGCAACCTCGAAAGCCGCGACGTCGGCCGGTGGGCCGTGTTGCATCACGAATGCAAAGCCGAAGCCGTCGCAACCGGGATCCTTGAATCGTCGCGTTGTCGCCTCCGCCCGATCAAATCGCTCAACAAAACGACCCGGCAAACGCTGGCGGATCTCGACGCCCGGTTTCCTGAAATCCCTTGGAACGAACGCGCCAAGGCCTTAATGGCCGGCCCTTGGGCCAAAGAGTGCAACCATTGCGGCGAGGTTTTGAGCCTCGACAACTTCCCGGTTTGCGTTCGGCGCGGAAAAAAGCACATCACCGGATCGTGTTTTGCTTGTCGAAACGCGAAGGCGAGGGCGTACGAGGCACTTAGAAAAAGCCGGGGCGAAAAATGAACGTCGAACTTTTTTGGGCGGCCGTTTGGGCAATGGATCCCGAAACCCACGCCGAACACGTCGAGATCCTCGGCGACTACGATCCGGAATACTGTTACAACGCGATTTTATGGATAAAGTGCGTTTGGGAAAAAGACACGCAAAACCCCGAGTATTTGCGGGTTTTGCAGGGCCGGGGCGACCTCGCCAGAATGCGGGCCGACATCAAAGCGCAAGGGCCTTTTTTGCGGCGTCTAGTTGCCGCCTTTCGCAACCGTTGACCGGTTGACGTTGTACACGACCAAACCCACGACAACGCCCGCCGAAACCGCGCCGAGCGTAAACCACAACACGCCCGAAAGCGGGTTCGCCCTCGTCGCCTTTGCGACTTTCCGTTCGTGTTTGATCTTTGCCGCAAACGACGCGCGCAAGGCGTCAAGCTCGACTTTGTGTTGACGTTGCCGAGCTTTGCACGTTTTGAGCGCCTTTCCGATTTTCAACAACTCCGCCCGGGTCAACGTAACGCCGCCAGCAAACGCCGGAAAACAAGCCAACCAACAACACAAAAACGCGGCCGCCCTCATCGTCGACCGCCGCCGAGGATCTCGTTTGCGTCGTCGAGAACTTGCGCTTTGAGTTCGGCCGTTGTGCGGTGTTGCATAACCCGCGCCTCCATTTTCAGATCCCGGTTGATTTGTTCAATTCGTTTTTGCTTTTTGGCTTCGATCGTTTCTTGTTCTTTGATTTGTTCCCGTTCCTCGCGACGCGCGCGGGTCACGGCCGCCCCGCCAAGCGCCGACGCAATCAATCCCGCGTAAACTCCGCCAACAACGACGCCAACGACAACCAAAACGATCGCAACTATCAACCATGCTTTCGAGGTCAAACCGGCGGCCCTCCTTTTTGTAGCGGCGCGGGTTTTTTGTCGGCTGGCGGCCCCGCAATCGCAGCTTGAACGGCTTTAGCTTGCGACGTTTTGACCGCCGCGCTTGCCGCTTTGTTGACGCCGAAACAACCCGCCGAAAACGTCAAAACCGTTGCGCTTTGTCCGTTGTTTAAAAACGCCAACACAAGCCCGGCGACGCCGGCGACAAATCCCATCACTTCCGACGGGGAAAGGCCGTCAACGTCCGAGAAAAGCTCAACAAGTGCGTTTTTCATTGTTTCCCCTTTTCAACTTTTGCGGCCGCCGGGGCCGGTTTTGGGGCCATATACAACGAAACAAGCCCCGCAATCACCGGGCCTAGGAACAGTTGAGCAACGACCGCCGCAACCATGATCCGGGTCAACGTTTGTTCGTGTTTGGCAACTTGCGCGACAAGTTCTTTGAGTTGCGTGGGGCTGGCGGCCTCCGCAATCCGCGCAAGCGTTGTTTCTTGTTGGCGGGTTGCCTCGCGCAAGTGCGCAAGATCCGATTCAACCCGCGTGATTCGGTCGCGTATGTCCACGATTTGTTCCTCGGTTTGCGCCTGTTTTCGGGCGTTTTGTTTCAGTTGTTCCGCGACCATGCGAACCCATTCAATCCGCACTTTCGCCGCTCGCTTCCCAAACGTCGCTTGACGCCCTCGCCAGCGCTTCAAGCGTTTCGTTTTGGCTTTCAAGGTACGCGCAAAACTCCGCCGTTGCGCGGTCTATTTCGTGGATCGTTTCGTCAAGGTCGAGTGGTTGCGCTTGCGCTGTCATATTTTGCCCCCGTGCTAGCCGCGACCGTGCCGCTTGTTTCCGCCAGTATGCAAGCCGTAACGTTGACGACGCCGCCCGCGCCCGTCCAACCTGCAAGCAAATCGTACCCTTGCCAGCCGCCCGACGCAACCGGGATCCCTGCAATCGTGATCCACTTCGAAGACGTAACGCCCGACGCGACCGTTTCCGTCGTCGTCGTTGAATTGCTACCGCCCTCGACGTTGCGCAAAACAAACTTGAAATCGCTCGACGTGCCGGAGTTGTTCGTCATAACGACAAAGGCTTTCGCCTCGAGGGTCGGAGGCCCCGCAAGTTGATCCGTGATCGCCGGGTTGACATACGCCCGAAAGGCCGGGCTTTTGTCGGTCAACGAAACTGGCGTCGCAACCGCGCCGGCGTCGCTTAGTAAGTATCCGACCGTTTCGCCAGTATCGAACCCGCCGACAAACGATCGGAAAATAGGCCGCCCGCCTTGCAAGCTGTGATCGTGACCTGCGACCGTTTGAGCGCCCGCCCCCGGCGCTGGCGACCCGGTCAAAGCCTCAAACAATCCGTTGACGTTGTGAAACAACGACGACGCCAAAACAAACCGACCCGGCCGCCCGATCTGATACAAACTCCACTTGATCGCTTGCCAACCGCTTGTAACGTAACCCATCACGCGCCCCCAAGGGGCGAAACGCCCGTGCTAGATTCAAAGCAACCGTCGACGTCGGCGGCCTCAAAAAGACAAATATGCGACGTGTACACGGTCGGCGAATCGTGATCGCTCATCAATTCAAGCGTGTATTCGTTCCAGCCCGACGAAATCGGAACTTCGGTCAAAAGCAACGCCGGCGAGGCCGAAATAATACCCGTTGATCCGGGGATGTTGAACGTGACAACGTCCGACGTTTTTGAGGTCGTGTTGTTTTGCAACCTTGCCGAAATCACGCGTGCCGTGCCGTGCGTTTCGTATTGGAAGCGAAGCGAACACCACGCGACCGGGTTCGTGTACGGCGACGAGGATCCCGACGTTGTCGCGCTCGAATACGCCCAAAACGTCGTCGACCGCTGGCGGCTTGACGTGTTCGCGTTGTCAGCGTTGCCCCAAACGCCCGAGCCGGGGCCTACAAACTTCAAAAACTGATTTTTGCCCGCTCCGCCCGAATACAACGACCCGCGCGCAACCACGCGCCCGCCTTGCGTCGCGGTGTGATCGTGGCCTTGTATCGCTTGCGAAGTCGCGCCCGGCGCGGCCTTGTCAAGAATGAACTCGAAAAGCGCATTCGCCGACGAGGTCGCACGAAACAAAACCTCGGCGTCAATCCATTGATTCGCGGCCGTCATTTCGTTTACTAGGGAAGAAAACCACCGGTAGATACTCACAACACAACCCCCGCCAGCGGTACGGTCAAGCCCTCAACTTCGGCGATCGCGACGCTGTAGACTTGAAACGTCGCGTCGGTTTCGGCTTCGAGGGTCGCTTGAAACCCGTTCGTTTCGCCCGGAAAACAGGGAAAGGACATCTTGATCCATTGGTACGTTGGGCTTTCAACGTCGTCGGTTGAGTTCGGCAACGTATACTCGCGCAACGAACCGACGCCCCGGGTTGTCGCAACAACCGAAGCGGCGGCCTCGCGCGGGCGGATCGTTATATCCGAGCTAACGCAATCATAACACAACCAAACTTCGACCGGCCCCGAAACGCGCGGAGATACAAAGTAGCGCCCCACGTCGCCAAAATAACCCGGGATCGTGGCCCACGCGTCGTAGGTCATGTCTTGCGGGGTTTTCGCGGTCAACGCCAACGAGAACAACGCCGACGATCCGCCGTCGAGGGCATACAAAAGGCCCCGTTGCATTGCAGGGCCTCCGCCGGGGCCGTGGTCGTGTCCCTCCCAAAGTTGCGAACCCGACGCCTTGCCGACGGCCGCGTCGTCGCTGGCGGCCTCATAAAGCGCGTTGACGGCCTGAAAAACACGGGTTAACCATGTTTCGGTTATAGCGTCGCCGACCTCGACCGCGTCAAAGGCTAGCTTTTGAAATAGTGACGTGATCGCCATTACAACCCCCACCGGTTCGGATCGTCGCTTGTTCCGAGTTTTTCGGTTGCCGCGTCGGCGGCGGCTAAGTACACGCCTTGACGCTCGCCAGCGGTCGCGCCCGCGCCGACATCCTGCCAGCGGTCGAGCCGCACGACGTCGCCGGCCGCGATCGTCCAAGCGCCCGGCGTTGACGAAAGTTCGATTTCGCGCGCGCCCGTGTTGATTGCGGCGATCGTTGCGTCGTGCGTGTTGATTGTACCGCCCAAGCTCGAAACATCCCAAACCGTGATCGGGTCATCTTCCAAAAACCATTCGACATCGTCGACGCCGTCGCCGTTTGCGGGCGTTATGTCGGGATCCGTCGGCGAAAAGTGCGAAGTTGACGCGGGTTCGAGCGTCAAAACCGACCCCGCGACGCTGGCGACGATAGCCGAAAAGCAAACCCGGCCGAGGTCGGCGGCTTGCCGTTTCTGCAAAAGTTCAAGCTCAACAACTCCGTTTTGATCCACCGGCGCGGCGCGTAGGATCTCAAAATAGGCCCCGGTGTAACCTTGCCCGCCTTCAAGGTTTGCGAAATAGGGCAACGTAAAGGCCACGATTTGCCCGGGACGGTACACGGTCGAGGGCGAGAGTAGAACTTGACAGGAAAAGCGCGCCAAGGGCCGGGAACGGGCTTTCAAAAGCGAAACAAGCAACGGAATCACAACGGCAACCCCGCCGCTTTGCGTCAACCCGGGATCGTCAAGTTTGAGGTCAAGCCGCCCGTGCATTGCGACCGATTCGCGCTCGATAAGATTAAAGGCCCGCGCCGCGACGCCGTCGAGGTTGTAATCGGTTTCTATTCGCGCCGCGTTTTTGACCAAAGACAAATCGATCGGCATGGCCGGCAAGTCGTCGCGAACAAGCTGCGCGGATCCGACGGTATGGTTTGCCGTCGTCAACGGGTACACGTCGCCGCGACTCGTTGCCCTCAAAAGCCCATCCTCACAAAACACGAGATAGCAATTGAGCGCGACCGACAAACGTTCTACAAGCTCGGCGACCGCGATCGGCTTGTCTATGTAATACCGGCGATTCGAAGAGAACGGCGCGAGGGCGTCAAGGCTGGCGTCGTCAACCTCCGCCGAAGTGAAACCAAGGCCCCAAGGATAGGGCAAAACGTCGTAAAGGCCCGACCCGGGGCCGTTTGTACCGTCGCCGTTCAACGAGTAGAGAACCTGCCGCAACATCAAAAGCGCGTCACCTTGCCAGCGCCTAACCTCCGAAACTTCGGCGTTTTGTTCGTGCGTTTGCGCTTGTGAAAAATCAAACGCGCGGATCTGGTGAGGATCCCGGATCAGTTGTTGATAACGACCGACGACAACATCGCCAGCCGAAACCGTCAACGATCCGTTGTGCGTAATCGTAAACGTACCCGTTCGGCTTGTCGGCGTTGTTTTGGCGACGACTTGCAAGCCCTCGCCGCCGCTCAAAAGGTCGCCGGCGCTGTCTTCGAGGTCGAGCAAATCGCCAACCTCAACAAACCGGCCGTCGCCTTGCGCGTCGACCGTTTGCGACAAGGTCAACGTTTGGCCAGATACGCTCGAAACCTCAAACTCAAAAAGCGGGTGTTGGGTGAATTGATACCGGATCAACTCGTTGTTGATTCGCAAGAAACCCGGAAAAGCCGCCCCGCCCCTGTACCCGTGCGCCGGGAACGGCGTTTCCTTGTCTTTCAACCTTAAAACAAACTCTTCGGCCGAAGTCGAAACGCCCGGCGGTAGTGCGCCTTGCCCGCCCGGGTACAACATATCCGAACGCAAAACCCCGCTTGCGAAGTCGCCGCCGAAGGCCTGCGAATCGTTGATCCGTTGTTGCCCCGATACAATCGAGAGTTTCACGCCGCCCGCGTTTTGCTCGGCGTTTTCGATGTACCCAACAAAGCGGCGCACCGTGTCGGCGTAGTCGTCGAGCTTAACCCATTTGAGTTCAACCTTGCGACCAAGCAAAAACGGGTTGAACCCGTACACGTTAAAGCCGACCGAATGCGCGGCCGCCGTCGTGCCGAGTTGCGCCCGGTTGATTGAAATGTCGTCATAACCGACGCCAGCGGTTGACCCGGTCGCGTAGACCGCCTCACGTTCGATCCAAAGGTAGCCCGGGATCGTGTACACGCCCGCCGAAGCGACGCGAAGCGTTGACGCACTCGACGAAATACCCGCCAACAAGGGCGAAATCGGGCTTGTTTTTTGCGCGTTGAAAAGTTCGGGCGCGCGCGTCAGTTGTACGCTTGTACCTCCAAGATCCGTTTTGCTCGTGTACGGGTCAACCCCAACCGTCAAGCCCGACGGGATCGGCGTTGCAATCCGAACAAGAGTTTGATTGTTGATAGCGTAGGCTTGCGCGCCGACGATCCGTTCGTGCGATACAAGCGCAAAGTCAGATCCGAAAATGTCAATCAACAAGCCATAGTTTCGCGCCGTCATTATGCGCCCCTTGCGACGAGTTCGCCGGAATAGTACGGGTAGCCTTGCACGGTTCGCTCGCTAAACGTGCGCCGCTGGCAACTTTCAAGCGTCAACTTGTATTGATACGAAACCGAATCGTCGGAGTAATCGGGATAGAAGCGAAACGCGCCGCCAGTCTTTGCCCACGGCCCCCAAAATTGGACGTATTGATCCCGGCTGGCTTGCGTTATATAGCGAAACCGCCAGCGCCGAACCTGATTTTTGCCCAAAAAGCGCGGAAATTGCGAAGCCGTGTTTGACGTGGTCCACCCGGTGAAATCGTAGGTTTCGACCGTCCCGTCGATTGCGACGGCTTGCACGATCGTCGCGTCGTCGATCCCGCCGTCGTCGTCTTGCGCCGGTTGCGAAGGAAACCAAACCACGCCCGCGACCGCCGGGCTTGTATGGCTTGCCGCATAGGCCGTCAACGACGAGGCCGCCGCCCAACCCAAAAAGTTTGGCCCGTATTGTTCAACCGCCCAAGTGTTGCCGCTTGTGTCCTGAGTGCCGCCGATCCAAATGTTGCCCGCTTGCGACGTGCGCGGGTCGATCGCGAAGTTTTCGGATCCGCTTGTTCGCTCGACCGTGTATTTTCCGGTTGCAACGGCAAAGGTCACGGAGTACGCGTTGCCGGCGACCGAGGCCGAAGTCATAGCGCTTGACAAACTCGTCGCCAATTCGTCGGGGTAGTATTCGCCGAAACCAAGCGTTGCCGTGTTCGCGCCGCTCGTTTGCTCCGAAAAATAAACCTCGTTGTTGGTCGAGTCGATCGTGATTTTCCCGACAAACGCGGGCGGATTTCCTAGCCCCATCACCTAGCCCCCACGGTTCGCGCGTTGCTTTGTTGCCATTGTTTGAATTGGCGAAACTCTTGTTCCGGCGTACCCAACGACCAAGGCGCGCGATTGAACAAAATATAAGTCTCTTGCGTGGTTGTTTCGGCTTGCCGGGTCGGCGCGGCGCTTGGCGTCGAACGTAGGGCGTTGATCCCGGCCGTTGACGCACTCGAACCCGACCCGCCGGCGAAAGCCTTGGCAAACCCGCCGCCAGTTGCAAGGGCCGCCCCGATACCGATTAGAGCGCCACCGCGGACGACCCCGTCGGGAGTACCTGTAAGCAATAAGCCGGTTCCCGACATGATGAAAAACGATCCAAGTTGCACGGCTAGATCCGACAAAAACGAAAGCGCGCGCTTTCTAAAGTCTGCCCCAAAGTCGAAGCCTTTCAACCCTTGCGCAAGTTGCCCGAGGCCCTCGCCGAGTCTGACTAGTGAGTCGGTCGCGAATTGGATCGCCGACTTTGCCAGCCCGCCGAGTTGTTGCCCAAGGGCGTTTGAGAAGTTGCGGCCCGTTGCCTCGGCGTCGGCAAACGATTGACGCAAACCGCCCGCGAAAGTCGTGGCACGTTGCGCGTTTTCGACAAGCTGCGCCCCGACTTTCTTTTGAATGTTGCGTTGATCAACAAGGGCCTTTTTTTGCACTTGCAACGCTTCAACGCGTTTTTGTGCCGCCGCGCTTGCCTCTAGGTTGCCTTTCAAGGCGTCTGCGCCCGCTTTCAAGGCCGTCCTTTCGATTTCTTGGTTGGTTGCTAGGATCTTTTGATCAATGTCCAAAATAGCCCGCTTTGCGGCGATCCTTTGTTGCTCGACTTGGGCAAGCGCCGAAAGCCCGCGCGCAGTCAAAAGTGCCGCTTGCGTTGTTCGCTTTTCAAGGTCGGCGTTTTGCTGGATCCGCTTCGACAAAGCCGCCGCTCGTTTGATCTCTTGTTCGCGTTCGAGGCTGGCGAGGGTTTTTTGCAGTTGAATCGCTACGTTTTGGAGTTCGTTTTGCCGCTGATACTCGGCCGAAAACTTCGCCGTCCTCGTCAATTGGTTGTTTGTAATCGTCAACAAGGCCCGGGCCTCAACAAGCCGAACGCCCGAGGCCGTCGCGATTGTCTTTTCTAGTCTTGCTTTTTCAATAAGCAAAACTTGCTCTTGTTTTTGTAGGTCTCTTTGCGCTGTTTGTACGTCTGTAATCTTGTCGTTTTCGAGCTTGGAAACGGCCGCTTGTTGAGCGTTTGACGTCAAAAAAGAGTTTTGCGCCCTCAACTCCGAAGTGACAACCTTTTGATTTCGCAAAAACTCTTTTGCATCGTTCAAGCCCGCCTTGCTTTGTATCGCGAAAATAACCGCGCTTTGCTTTTGTTGGTCGGTCAACGTTTTGTTTTGACGAATCAAGGCGAGTTGTTGATTCAACGGTTTGTCGATCACTTTCAAAACCGACAACAAGGCCGCCCGGGTTCGACGCGTCGACAAGAAAACCTTCGCTTTCTCTGGCAAGTCGCGAAGGGCTGAGAATACGCCCGAAATCGTGCCGCCGAGGTTCGAAAGGGCGTCAAGGGCGTTTGATAGAAAGTTGCGCGTCAACGCCCGCGCTTCGCTTTGCAAGGCCGCCCGCTCGGCTGCTATCTCTTGCGCCGCTCGTGAAACGCCCCGGCGGCCGCCTCGAACGCCACCTTTTGTGCCGCTCGTCGTTGCCTTGACAGGGGCCAAAGGCCGAAGCCCTAACCGTTGCACAAGATCCGGGCTTGCAACGGTTGGCGCTTGCTGTAATCGTCGCCGCGCCGCTCGTAGCCTTTCCTCTTGTTTTCTTTCAAAGTCGGCGCTTGCGATTGTTTGTGAGCTTGTAAACGCTGAAATTGCAAGCCTTGCCAAACCTTTCGCGCCTGTTTTGGTTGCTTTTGCAATTCCTGAAACAATCCCGTCGGCGATCGCTTCCGACATCCTGTCCCGAAACACGCTAAAAAAAGAAGATCCTTTCTTTTTTGCTTCGTCGGCGATCGCTTTCAACGCTTTTTTTGTTTGCTTGACGAGGCTTTGGATCGCAGGAATCAACGTCGACTTTGTAAACGTTTCGATCCTTTGAACGATTTTGTCGACCCCGCCAGCGCTTGCGATGATCTTGTTGATTTGTGGGGCGATTGTTCGCAAAACGCCAAACACAAGATCCTTGAAGGCGTTTCGGAGTTTTGTGATCGGTGAAACAATGTCTTTTCTTGCGACCGCGTCAAGCGTTGTTCCAAGCCGCGCCGCGCCCTTGTTGACGAGGCCGAGGGCGATTTGCACCTTGTCGTACTTCGTCAACTCGCGGTCAAGTGCGTTCGCTCGTTGTTGCGTTGCAAGCGCAAGCTCGCCGGACCTCACCCCGATCTTTTGCAAAACGTCGTCGGCGACTTCGCCGCTCGCCAGTTGTTGCAACAACTCCGACCGAGGCAAGCCCGAAACAAACGCCAGCGCGCGCGAAGCCTTTGCGATTTGCGGGGCAAGGTCTTTGCCTATCCCGGCCGCTTGCAATTCGATCAACGTGCCGAACGCTTGTTGCTTTGAAATCGCGCCGTCGAGTTGCTTTTGCAAGCGCGCCGCGTCGGCAACTGTAACGCCGAAAAACTTTCCTCGCTCGATTTGCTGGCCGGTTTTGACTACGGCTTTCAAAGATTGATCAAGGCCGTCGACCGCGCCTTTTGCAAGGTCAACCGCCGACGAAAAGCCCGTGACTATGTTTCCGAGACTGGCGGCGCTTTTTGTGATTGAGGAAAACGAACGTTTTGCGGTTTGTTGGAGTTTGCGAAAACCGTTTTGAGCGCCTTTGATGTCGGCTGTGATCGGGATTTGAAGCGGAGTCGTCGCCATTTTATCGGCCTTTCATGGTTTGCGCTTTGCGGGCGCGTTCGGCTTTCTTTTGACGTTGATCAAGATCCCAATTCGCGGCGCTCGCTTCGAGGCCCTCACAACAAAACATAACCTCGCAAAACAGGGCGCTTTGATCTTCCCAATTCCCCGGGCCGGGCAAGTGTCCGCGCTTGTACGCCCGGTAGAGTTGAAGGGCCGCTTGTACCGCTGGCGGCTTAAAAAGAGAGATGGGGCAACGGCGGGTCGGTTTGCCTGCTACCTCGTAAACAAACCCGCCGCGTTCGGGACTATCGCCCAAACAACCCCACAACTCCGCAACCTTGGGATCCTTGGAACAAATCGAACAATCGTTTTTCAAGCCGTCCGATACCTTCAAAAATGGCCAGAAAAACGCCGCCTCAAGTCCCTGAATCAGTTTCCCGCGTTGCTTTCGTCGGCGTCCATTAAATACCCGCCGATCTCTTCCAGAATCGGATCAAGAAACTCGATGCAAGGTTCGCCGTCGTTGCCCAAGGGCGCAAGCTCGGCAAGCGTCGCGGGCGCAAGTTCAAGCAATCCAAACTTGTTTTTGATCCGTTGCACTTCGACGCCGTCAACGTCGACAATGCAAAATAGGCCGAGACTCCGTTGGGCGGAGGTCAATCCTAACAGAGTCCCGTTCCCGGCGCTGTACTTTGCCGACCCGCCAGCGGGGCCAACATAGACAACGGCCGAGGTTTGGGAATCGACGTCGATCCCGGCTAACTCAAACGCCGTCAATCGTTGCTTTGTTGTCGGTGACAAACAATAAAAAACGATCGGCGTCGTGCCTTCGAGGCTTTCAACTTTTTGGGTATGCTTTCGGCCGTCGTACACTTCGCCGCCCTCGGGAGGGTCGGAAAAGTAAACCCCGGCCGCGTTCATTGCATCCCAATCAATCGCGGGATCGTACTTTGAAACGATACGAATCCGCCCCATGCGAAGGGCTTTAAGAGTAAACCTTGACATTTGTTGACCTCCGAACGTCTAAGGTTAGAAACGATAGAAAAAGGCTTTGTTGTAACTCGTCGCGACCTCGTCGTCGACAAACGCGAACGTCGCGTCGTACGTCGAGATCCCCTCGTTGTCGCCGTAGGTTGCCGGGTCGCTTGGTTGCGCGTTGCCTATGATTGCGATCGCGTTGCCGGCCTCGGCCCCGAATTGAAGCAAAAGGCGGCTTTGCGTCCCGTTGGCTTCGGTCGTGTCTTTGAACGTTTTCGCTTTGTTTCGAAACGAAACGCCAGCCGAAGCCGCGCGCCCGGTCACGATCACGGTTTGGCTTGCCGTGTCGGCGTCGCCAGTATCGCGAACAACGCTGCGTTCGATGTTGTAGTTGAAATCGACGTTTGAAACGTCAAGCTCGGTTGTACCGAAGAAAGCGCGACCTTGAACGAACTTGATCGGCGCGGGCGGCGTTGTGTTTTTCGAGGCAAGGGGAATGTTGCCCGCAATTGAAAACGAATCGGTCAACGCGAAATCCTCGCCGGTTGCCTCAACCGTCAAGGTCAACGTTTGCGAAAACTGCGACGCAAGCGAAAGGTTGATGATGCATCCTTTGTGCTCAAAAAGTTGGTCGTCAACAAGCTCGACAACGGTCAACGATAGTTGCCCGGTGTCGTCTGGTGTGAACTTTTCGCCCGCGTAGACTGCAACGCCCGAGGCCGGGGCCGAAGACAAAGCTGGCGAAATCACGATTGAATCGCCCGCCGCATCCTCGACGGCTTCGGTAATATACGCGACCTCCTCGCCGATCAAAACCGCGTCGCCGGCGCTGAAAACGTTGGCGTTTGAAGTGTCAAGTTCGATCGTCGTCGTGGTTGATCCCGTTGTCGTCGTGCCGCCCTCGTGTGCGCTGCGCGTCCCGATTGCCGCCAACAAATGCGAGTAACGATCCAAAACTGGCGAAACGGTTTTTTCAAGGGCCGTTTCAAGGCCGAGAATCTCGCTTTCAAGCGACCCTTCGACTTGGGAAAGGCCTTTGAGGTTTGACGGCGGCGTCCAACTTCCGCGCCGAAAGTCGAGCCTCGAAAGGTTTTCCTTTCCGATCGTGAAATCCGAAGTCGCGGGCAACCGGCCGAAAATATAAAACGTCGCGCTGTCACGGGCGGCCGCAAGCGCTGGCGTGATCGTCAAGGTCAACTCGGTTGACGCTTCAACGTACGCGGTGTCCGTTATATACGCGTGTTCCTCGGAGTCGGGAAGATAAACCGAAAGACCGTTGAAATAGTCGGCCAAATAATTTTGGCGCGCCGTCGCGTCGGCGAGGTCGGCCGGGTACAAATCCGAAGTCGAGCTTGTCACCTCAACTTTGAGGCTAGTCGTCGTGTTGCCGCTTGACTTGCTGGATTGTTCAAATGGTGAATATCCTTGGTTGACCTCGGGAACAAAGCCGATAAGCCCGAGCGCCGCGCGTTTGTAATTGCCTGCCATCATTCAACCCCTTTTTCGGTTTGGGTTTCGGTTTCGGGTTCGGGTTCGACCTCGGGCGGCTCGGGTTCGGCGATCACGGGTTCGGGTTGAATCACGATCGCTTTATTCCAAAAAGCCCGGTCGTTTCGGCCTCGGTCGGTCATGGGCCTTACTCCCTATAGATCAGTGTGAATTGTTGAGTTGTCACTTGTTGCCGGTCGACAAGCTGCACGGTCGCCGTGCCGGTTCGGGTTATGTTCACAACGTCGTTGTGATTTGCCGAAATCAAAGCCTCAACCGCCAGTTGAGAACGTAAGGCCGCCCGGGCTTGCGCCGCTTGAAAGGTTTCGCCCGTGCCTTGCGTCGTCGCGATTTCGAGGGCAACGACAACGGAAAACGATTCGGGCGAAAGTTTCAACTCTTGATAAAGCGCCGCGCCGGTTTCAACGCGGAAAAGGTAGGCCCCATCAAAGCGCGCCCGGCTCGAATTGAGCAACGTTGAATCGGAGTCGCCGCCCGTGTTCGTCAAGCCGGTAGCTTCAACGGCTGTTTTGAGGGCCGTTAAGGCCGTTTGAAAGCTCATCGTACCAACGAGACGCCGGCAAAGTTCAAGCCGCGTTCCTGCGGCTCCAAACGGCCGTCCTGTGGCCATAGGTCGACGTCAACCTTTGAGAGTTGTTGGTCAATAAGCGCGAACGCTTGTTCGCGGAGGGTTTCGTATTTGTCCCAATCCTCGGATCCCGCCGACGAAAACGACGTCGCGAAATAAAAACGCGACATCGTCAAAAGCCGGTGAGCCTCGAAAAATTGCTCAGGATAAAAAACGTTCCCCGGGTTGCAAGTGCGACGCCCTCGGTCGCGCAAACGCTGGCGGAGCGTGTCGGAGATTTGCCGCCACGCTTCCCGCCGAAACGTTGCGAGCGAGGTTTGCCCGCTAAGGTTTTGTATATACGGGTTCACGTCGGTTATGTCTTGATCCGAAAGTTGCGAGTGAAAGGCCCGAATCACAACGTCGAAATACAGTCGGCGCGTGTATTCAAGGCCCCCGCTCGTCATGTAAAACACGGCCCTAAAGCCGTCCTCTATTTCAAAAAGCGAAGCGCCCCACGTCCGGGTATACGTCGCGACTGCGCCGGAAAACGAAACGCCCGACGAAGTACGCGCGACGATTTCGTTTCCGTTCGTGTCGAGGATCGCGACCTCGGCGGCGGTCAACGTGGATTCGACCTCGTCAATCATAAGGCGATAGTGTAGCGAATCACTTTCGCCTCTAACGACCGTCCCGCGTTGCCCCGCTCGGTTGCTCATCGTCGTTTGCCTCGCTTCGGTTCAACCACCGGGGCCGGCGTTTTTTTTGTAGGCTCGTCAATCACGAACGATTCGCGAACCTTGCCGCGCTCGCTCGCCATTGATGACACCGACCCGTAGGTTTTGAACGTGACTTTTGCCTCGCCAGCGCGAAGGCGCACGATTTCGCCTTTCTTGAAAATGCGAACCCGTCGCCGCCCGCGCCGATCAAAGCCTTGCATTAGTGAAACGCCCTCGTCGAGGATTTCAAGTTCGAAGTCGCGGCCGTTGCCGTAGGTTCCCGCCTCGCCCTCAATCGCCCAAGCGACGTAGGTTTGAAACGGTTCCTCCATCTGACACCACGACTCCAAAGACACGAAATCCGCAATTGTATCGCAAGCGTTTCGGTGTTCGGTTGCTGGCAAAGCTCGGAGATAGTCGGAAAGGCCGAAACCGTCGAGCTTTTGTAGTTGTTCAATTTGCATTTGTTGACCTCCGAACGCAAAAAAAACAGTTGTTAGGCGTTAGTGCCGGGTTCGACATAAAACACGGTCAACTTGAAGTTTGTCGTGATTGATTCGCCGTTTCCGACTTCCGAAACGATCGTCGCGGTCGTTGTACCCGTGCCGGCCGCGTCGCGAACGTCGCGATCCGCCATACTTTGAAGTTTGAGCTTGCCAGACGAAGAGATCCACGTCCCGACGTAGTTTTCAACGCCGCTTTCGGCGACCGCGCCGTCGACTTCAACAAGGATATTGTGAACGTCGCCAGCGACAAGATCCGTGTTGATGTCGGTAAGGTCAAGCTCGACGCCGTCGGTTGCGTAAGTGATTGTCTCCGTGATCGACATCATAGCAACGTTCAAAACGTAAGCCTTGCCGGCGGTCGCATAGTCGCTTTGCGCTTCGACTTTCACCATATTTACAGGCATTTCATGCTCCTTTTGTGGTCACAACTTAAGAAGTCGCGAGGCCGTAGATTGCGCCGAACTGGCTTGGGTTTTTGCAGACAAGTTGCGGGTAGCATTTGATGATCATGCTCTCCGCGTCGTGGCCCGGGTCGATCGCTTTGATTCCGACCGGATAGCCTTCGAAATCGGCCGGCATGGTTTCAAGCTCGACGTCGGTTTGCGGGGTGTCTTGCGGGAGAAAGTGCAAGCTCATCATATCGGTGTTGATAAACCAAACTTCGTCGTTGACGGCGTTTCCGCTCGGCTCCATCGAATCAATCGGGAACACGGGTACGCCGTCAAGCGTAAAGGTTCGGATCAAGCCCTCAACGCTGGCGACTTCGATATACTGAATATCCGCGCCGAGAACTTCCGCGATCAAGTTGTATTGAGTGCGGGAACACCAGATCTCGTTGGGCCGGGCGTTTTGCCGTGCAAGCTGCGCGAAAACTTCGCGAATCATTGCACGGGTGACTTGATTGGTTGCGGCGTTTTTAAGTGCCGGTTGCCACCATGAGTTTGTCAAGCTCAACCCTTCAAAAGTGCCGGTGTTGGTCATCCAAGTCTTGACGCCGGCGAGGTTGTTTCCGCTTTGCGCTTTGACGAGGTCGTTTTCGATACGAGAAAACAGGGCTTTGAGCTTCAACTCAAACTCAACCGCAATCGAAGGCAGATCGCCGACGACGCTGTTTCCTTGCGCGCCGTGGATCGCGAGGCCGTCCATTTCCATCGGGATCCAGTATCGCGCCCATTCGGCGAGGGCTTGCGCGATCGAAACGTTGGTTGCGGTTGGGTACGCGTCGCCTTGTGCATAGGACGCGGCCGCCCCGGCGGAGTAGTAGACCGGGAACTGTGCGGCGTAACGGCCGCCCACGTCGGCCCCCATGCCTCGGAAAAAGATTCGGTTGTTGACCGCCAGCCGGCCGATCACGGAGTTCGGCGGGACGATGCTTTTGAGATGAGATCCGGACGAATCGACAAGAGACATCACGATCTCGTTGCCGTAGTTTTGCCGCAGTCCGTTCGCGAGGCTTGTCAAAGTTTCGGTCGCCATTTTCGACGCTCCTTTTGTGACAGGTTTATCGTTGGGCGTTCAGAATAGTGGACAAACGCCCGCGAAGTTCTTTCAAGTTTTTCGGTTTGGAAGTCGGGCCGTTGATTTGTGACCGCGTGTTATCGGCCGACGTTTTCGAGGTAGCACCTTGAACGGTACGCAAAACCGTTAGTTTTTGCAAGGGGTTTTCGGCTTTGAGCGCCACGAACAACGAGTCAACTTTTTCTTTTCGTTGCGCCGACAAACCAGAAAGCCGCGCGTCAAGCAACTTTTGCGCGTTGTTGTCGTACTCTTCGACCAAGGCCCGCAAACGCTCGTTTTCGGCCTGTAACGCTTCAACGTCGACCGTCGGGGCGGCTGGCGTTGCATCGTCGCTTTTTGCCTCGTTTGCGTTCGTTTCCGGGGCGGTTTCATCCTCGACAAGCAACGCGGCGAGTTGTTCAAGAATCGCTTCGCTTTTGTCTTCTGTGTTTTTTTCTTGTTCCATCGTTTGACCTCCTTTATTGTCAAGATCCTTTACGTATGCACAGCAAGGTTACGAAAAAACCTCGGTCTTCCCCTCGACCGGGGTTTTTTTATGCCTGCGAAATGATTTTTTGCAACTCGGCCTCGACGGCGGCGGCGATCGCTTGCTCGTCGGCTGGCGACAAACCAAACCACGGCGTCAACGCTTGGTTGAACGCGGCCTTTTCTTTTTGGTCGTTTGTAACCGTGATCACGCCTTTTGCGCCCGTTGGCGTCGCCTCGACGCGGTCAAGCAAAACGCTTTTGACCATTTGCCCGGTTATCGTCAAGTCGCGAATGTCGACCCGGCGGCCCTGTTTGTCGCGGCGCTTCCCGTAGCTTTTCGCGTAGGTTCGCGCGCTGTTTGGTTTCTTGCTCGGCGTTTTCATCTTTTGATCGTCGACTCCGACGCCCGCTTTTGTGCGCAGCTTGATCGAAGCCGCCCCGACTTGCCCCGCAACGTCGACGATCGCAAGCGCCGTTTTGCTCGTGATTTCCTCGGGCAACTTCAACTCCATTTTTCCAACCTTGATCACTTGCGCCCCCGGGCCGCGCTGTTTGCGCGTTTGATGTCGTTGGTTGTTGCTTGCCGGATCCCTTGCCTTTCTTGGTAGGACCGGGGAACCCAGATCCATTCGTGCCGGCAATTGTACCCGCCGCAACTCGTCAACACCGAAAGCCCTTGGTTGTTGTTGAGTTGCGAGATCTGTTGCTTGTCAAACGCGAGGCCGACGCAAACGTCGCAAAACGGGCGATCAAGGGCGTCGTCGGGGCCGCTGAAAATTGCGATTGTATCAACCCCGGCGGCCTCCATTCGCGCCCCGGCCGCGTTTTGTATGCTTTGCACTTGCGCCGACATAGCCGTCCGTACAATCGTTTCGGCTTGCCCTTGACTAAGGTTCGAAACGGCCGCGATTTGCTCGCCAGCGACCGAAAGCGGCGTCGGGACAACTTGCATTTGAAGCAAAACTTGCCGCACTTGCGCCGCTATGTTTTCGCGGATCCGCGCAACCTGCAACGTCGCCGTTTCTTTTGCGGCGTTTTGTTGTTCGAGAAACGCCGCGCCCTCGCCGGCAAGGGCCGCCTCCAAACCACGCAACGAGGGCGTTTCGAGGCCGTCGGCGAACTCGACGCCGAGGCCCTTGATCTTTTCAAGCGCCGTTTGCGTCGCGAGGTTGAGGAACGGATCGAACTCAAAATATTTGCGAACACCCGCCCGGTCGATCAAAGCGTAGACAAGTTCAAGCGAAACTTGCGAACGCAAAAGCCGATCGTTGTCGCGGTTTTTGCGTATCCAATCGATCAAAAAGTCGCGAAGCGGCGGCAACTGGCGGCGGTATTGACGCGCGACCCGTTTCAACGACTCTTCGGTTTCGATCGTTAGCTCGTCAAGCGTCGCCATCGTCTAACCCTACTACGGGCAAAAGCGGCCCAATCAAAGCGACCTCTTCGGCTTGGATTTGTGCAAGCTCTGCGTCGGCCTCGTCGGCCGTCATGTTCCACAAAGTCTCCATTGCGCGCTTGCGCGAAATCAACTTGCCTTGCACGGCGAGGTTGTAGGTTGCGACCTCTTCGGCGAGGTTTGCGCCGGGGCCGAGTGGTTGATAGTCGACTTGAACTTTTCCGGCGGGTAACTCGTCGCCAGTAAAGAAAAACCAAACAGACCTCGCGACGTCGTAGAAACGCTGTTCAAACAAGCGCCATAGGTTGCGCCGTTGTTCCCATTGGCGTTCGAGGTTGTGGAGTTGAATCGTGAGGGCGTACCCGCTTTGTGCCGACAACGTGCCGCGCGTCATTTCCGGGCGGATCCCTAGTTGGTTGAGCGTTACCGCCGAGGCTTGCAAAACGGAGTCCAAGTGCATTTTGAGATCCGCTTGCATGTCCAAAACCGAGACCGACGCGCCCGGGTTGTCAATCGTCAACATACTCGACGGATCGGCCATTTTTTGCATTTTCTCTTCGTCGTCGAGGCCGATCCCGACTAGTTGTTTGAAACTTTGCAGGTGTTGAATATGGTTCAAATCGGTCTTTTGCACGCCCGTCGTCATGGTGGCTTGGCGGAGTTGTTCGCTTTCGCCCTCGTGAAAAACCTGACCGTCGGAGGGGTACGCGTTGTGAATACATACCCAAGGAATCACGCCAAATGGGTTCAGGTTGTCGGGGTTTTCCGGGTCGCGGATCAAGTGAAAATCTTTGTCGTATACCGCGTAGTTTTCGGCCGTCCAGACTACGAAGTGATCGCCTTTCTGGTACATAAGAAACGACAAGCCGAGCGGGTCGAGCGGGGCCGGCAAGGCCCACGCCGAATCCGGCGTCAAAATGTCAACCGTCAACAACTGGCGGGTTTCGTCGTAAAGCGGGCGAACAAAGGTTTCTTGACAGACGAAAGTTTTTTTATCGGCCCCGTCAAACGCCATATCAAGATCCGCGAAAACCTCGAAAGGCTCGGTGTTGCCGTCAACGGTTCGCGTCGTTTTGCGCGAGTAAACGCAAGCGATTTGATCGGCGGCCTGTTTAAGTACGTTGATCGACGTGTCGGCGCGAAGCGCAAGTTTTTCGTACGTTTGCGGCAAAAACAACGCCCGCAACTCGTCGTCAAGGGCGTGTTTCCAATCGCCCGCGTATATGTCGAGCAACCCGGCGACGTATTCCCGCCGCTCGGCCTCGCTTTGCTTTTTGACAAGGCTTTGAAGGTTTTCGCTTGTGAGTTTCATCGTGATCGTTTCCTTCGTCGCCGCGCGCGGCCGTTTTGTTTGCGTTTCGCTTTCTTTTTCTTGTCTTCCCGGTTGAATTGCGAGACTTTGCGGATCGCCCAATTCACGCCAGCCGTGCCGCCCCACGTTGCCCACGCTACGCGGCCCCGGTCGCGCCAAGGTTCGCCTTGATAACGCTCGGCGACGGCGGCATTTTTCCGGTGGCGTTGAAACGCGGCCATTCGGCGGATCGTGGCTTCGGTCAACGCCCGGCCGCTTGCGATCTGATTCGCCCGCGTCCAACCCACGCGCGTCGCGCCTTTGACGACTTTTCGGCCGTACTTATCCCGCCAGCGGAGCGCCTTTTTTGCTTCCTTGATCGCGCCGGCTGGCGGCTTTGCTTTTCGCATTTTCAAGGGCCTCCGTTATCCATGCAAGCGCCTCGCCGCTTTTGACTTGATCCCCGGTCGCATAGTAAACGATCCACCCGCACAACTGCAACGCGGCCATTTTCCAACAATCGCCCGCGTAACCCTTGCCCCGGGTATGTCGACCGCCGCCCCACGTCCCGCCTTGCACTTCGAGAACGATCGCCTCGTCAATCCAAGCGAAGTCGACTTTGTGCCGGGTCATGAGTTCGCGCGGGTGGTCGGGCTTTTGCCGTTGTATCGGGATCAAGCGAAGTTGACGCGCCGGGAGCGGCAAGCCGGCGGCCTTGCATTGCGAAAAAAACAAGTCTTCGAGGTTGCTTTGACTCATTAAACACCCCCAAAAAGCGGGAGTTGAACGCGCCGCATTCGTTCGCTTGCGAGGTCGAAGTAATCGGGATCCCGCTCGATTCCAACAAAGCCGAAGCCCTCGGCAAGACAAGCCCGGCCGGTTGTACCCGAACCCATGAAAGGATCAAGAACAACGCCGCCGGGTTGAGTCACAAGCCGGCAAAGGTATTGCATAAGCGCAACCGGCTTGACGGTCGGGTGGTTGTTGCGGCTTGGTACTCTTGTTCCCGCGTAAGGGTTGATCCCGGCGCTTCCCGGCTGGCGGTTTGTCTTGTCGGCGGCGCTTGTCTCCGCCCTCGAAAGGCCGGCGTCGCGGTCGGCTTTGTCGGCTTTCGGGCAATAGAAAAAACGCGCCGAGTCGTCGGGAAAGTGATCGTTGACCTCGTCGGATCCATCGTGGATCAAGTTTGCGGGCCACCGGCCTATTTCCGTTGACTGCTTTCGGCAGACCGATTTTGACATTTTGTGTTGATTCCATCCTTTTTCTGGATCAAAACCAAAAGCGCCGTTACTTCCTGTTTTTTCACCGTTCGCTTCGATCCTGCACCCGTCGACGTTGATCGCGCCCGTTCCCCACGTCAACACGTTTTCGGCTATCGTGCCGGCGAAAGGCTTGCGGGCTACCGTGATCGGTTCAAGGGCGGGTTTTAAGGCCGTTCCCCACCCTTCCCATTGCTTCGCGGCTTCGGTTGCGGGCGCGGTTATGTCAAAAGATCCCATCGTTCCTTTTTTGTCCCAAATCGCAGTTTTTCCGCTTCGACCTTGATCCAAAACCTCGCGCTCGGCCCCGGCGGCCTTGTCGATCGCCTTGCTCACGTCGTGCGATTTTGGGAAGCCGGATCCGTAGACCCACGCGATCAAGTCGCGAATCTCGAAGCCCGCGTCCTCGATGTTGACGGCCATTCGATGTTGGGTTCGTGTCCCGGCAAACGCTAGAAGATACCCGCCCGGCTTGAGTACCCGCAAACACTCGCGCCAAACCTCGACGCCCGGGACGTCGTAATCCCATTTCTTGCCCATGAACGCGAGGCCGTAGGGCGGATCGGTCACGACGGCGTCAACGCTGTTTTCGGCGAGGCCGCGCAAAACCTCGACGCAATCACCGCGCAAAAGTCGGGGTTCAATCATAACGAAGCCCCAAAACGCTCGCCAGTGATTCGGCATAGATCAACGTCATGTCGAAGCCGTGGATCTGGCTTTCGGCCGGGTAGTTTCGGCACGGGTAATACTCGCCCCAATTGATGCAAGCTGCGACCCGGTGCGTTCGCTGGCGTAGGCTCAACTCGTCGTTTTTGATCCATTCGAGCAACCGGAAGCACTCCGACCGGCGCGGCATTTCCTCGACGATATACCACGCGATAAACTGCGACGCGTATTCTGGATCAATGATTCGATCCGGGTTGTCGACGAAGTCAACGCCGATCTTGTTCGAAAAGTTCGTATAGTTTGCCCGCCCGGTCGCCTGAATAACGCCCCGGCCTTTGTACTTCGCGCCGTCGCCGGGTTGCGTGTTGCCGAGCTTTTTTCCTGTGGCCGTTTGCGGGCCATATAGCTCCTCACAACGCGCGTCGCTCTTTTGTTCGACGTCGTACCAAGCCGCGCCGGTTTCTTGCATGGAACGGCCCCAAAGGGCGCACAAACCAAGGCCGGGCTTGATCCGCATTTGTCGGGCGGCCTTGTTGATACAACGCACAAACCACGGCATTTTCGAGGCCGTCGATTCGTCGGACCCCCATCCTTGGTACGGTTGACCCTCCCGGGCGTAGTAGCGGCGCGCGGCCTCGTTGGCGGCGGCGTTTGCTTGTTCGAGTGTAATCATAGAACCTTTACTCCGTTGTTGTTGAGACCGATCACGGCGTAGCGCAACGCGTCGCGAGCGTGATCGTAAACCCCGCATTTTTCGGGGATGTTGGCTTGTACGCCGGCCTTTTTTTCCGGGTACTTTGACGCTTGCAACGACCGAACGATCCCGCGTTCGTGGTTGCATTTTGGATCAATGTACAAGCTCGGCGGGCCGTCGTGAGGGTTGAGCTTGATCCTGATTTGATCGATCCCGTACGGGATCCAGCGTTTGCGCGGATCGTACGTCGCCAGAACTCGCCAGCCGTCGGCCTTTAAGAGCGACACGTCGGAATAACCCTCGACGATCGAAGCGGCGGCCCCGGCGGGGTCAACGTACGCGAGGCCCTTGCGCCACGAATGCCGCTTGAACTTGCGCCCGATAAGCTCGACAAGGCCCCGCGTCGGCGTGTTGCTCGGTTGATCCTCGTCTATAATGTGCATACATTGGCGGCTTTTGTGCGCCGCGCAAAACGGCAACAACTGAAAAAACAAAACCGACGGCGACCTATAGCCGAAATCGACGGCGAGGTTGACCGGGAGCTTTGGATCAACGGTCAACGGTTGTACGTGTACCCGGGCGGAAAAGTCGTCGAAGACTCCGCCGGCTAAGTGTACGAATTGGCCGCCGACGTACATCTCGAAAAGCGAGGCCGAATAGCTGCGCCGCATTTGATCGATGTAGTCGGTCGGGTTGTGGTGGTTGTCGGCCGTTTTCGCGTTGATTATGCCGCGATCCTCGGGCTTTGAATCACTTCCGAACTCGTCAAACAACCAATTCATTTCGGGCGTTGTCGTCAAAAAACCTTGGTGACGCCTTGCGCCCGGCTGGCGAAGGCGCGCCAAAAGCGTGGTGTACGCGGTGCGCTTTATATAGCGGGCCTCGTCGACCCAAAACCAAGCGAGGTTCGAGCCGTCGAGGGTTTCGGGCCGGTCTGCGCTAGCGTACCAAACGCGCGCGCCGTTGTGCAACACAAACACGCGATCGCCGCGCCTATGCTCGCGGATCGCCTGTTTGGGTAGGGTTTCGAGGAACGAAGGCAAGGAAAGCCTCGTGAGCATGTTGTACGTCGGCGAGACTATCATCCCGTCACAACCCGGTTGGTTGAGGGCGTGGTTTGCGGCCTCCGCCCCGCCCGCGCGCGTTTTTCCCGACCCGACCCCGCCGAGCATACATTTCACCCGATCCCGGCAAAGGTGAAACGCCGCTTGCGCCGCCAGCGGTTTGTAGTCGATCGTGATCTCACTCATCCTCGAAGCCCGGGATCTCGTGCTTTATGACGATCGTTCGTGATTCCTCGCTTGTTTCGGCCTGTTTTGGCGCGTGGCGGCCAAAGTCGTCGTGTGCCTTGCGTTCGAGTAGCCAAGCGGCCGCTTGCCACGTTTGCGGCTGGCTTGCGGCGAGTTCGATGCAATCGAGGGCCGTCAACAAAAACTGTGCTTCCTGATTTTTGACGCGCCGCAAAAGTCGAAACATAGGCTCGTGCCTTTCCTCGACGGGTTCGCCGGCCTCGAGGGCGTGTTGATACGCCCGGCCGACTTGCAACCACCGCTCCAACGATCGCTTTGAGATCCCCGCCAGCGACGCGGCGACGGCTTGCGACGCGCCCTTTTTGAAGGCGGCGACGATCACGTCGGCGACCTCGTCGGTTAGTTTGAGTTGCGCGCTCATCGTCGTTTGCCTTTCTTTTGCGCTTGTCGCCAACGTCCAAGCGCGCCGGTGGGATCGGCGCTCGGCGGCGTCAACCCTAGTTCGCGCTCCGCAGCTTGTACGATCGCGGCGCGCAACCAATCAGATCGCTTGCAGTGATACGAACCCCGCGTCGCCCGGTCGACGAGTTTCATGATCTCCGACGGGATCCGCAAATGTAACGTGTAATCATAGCGCATCAAAACGGCCTCCGTTGCCCTTGTTCTCGGCCTTTGCTTCGCCGACGTGTCGACATTGTAACACAAAAACGAAGCGTCGCAACGCAAAAAAACCGCCCGATCCTGCGAAGCCTACGGGGCCGCGCACTTCGCCCCAACGGCGCAAGTGCAGACGCGGCATAAGGAGGGCTTTTCCTGCAGGGAAAAACCTCCTTATATAAGGTATAAGGGGAGGCCTATTTTTAGCAGCAAAAACAAAGGGTTGCAGACCGTCGAGGGCATCAACTAGGGCGGCAACTAGGGCGGGCTTTGTATCACAAACATGCAAAAAGCCTTTTGTTTTCGTAGACTTGCGAGATCAAAAGTAGGGCGTCAACTAGGGCGGCAACTAAGGCAAACTACTTTTTGCAGAAAAAAAATTGCATTGTATCTTTTTGTTTTTGTTGCACTTTTCATTTTTATAGAAAAAAAGTAGAAAAAAAGTATTGCGTTTGTTCAAGGATGTCACTAGTATTGATTTCAGAAGGCAACGACGCCGAAACAACAACGGAGAAAAAAGCCATGCAAATGAAAGTCATCATCACAAACGGACAGGGTTTCATCATGGATATGATTTGCAGAAAGTTTAACCTTTTCGCTTGTCTGCAAACAAACAAGGCCGGAATCATGGATCGCACTGCCGACTTTAGACGAGACACCGGAAAAACCCACAAACGCTGCTACATTGCACAACGCGCGCGTTTCGCTGAGGTCTACAAATGCATGCCTCGTTTTATCGAAGACCTGAAAAACTCCGACCCAAAATACTTTGATCAACTTTTGGAAGTACACCCCGAAGCCTCCGAAGACTTCGAAAAACTGCTGGGGCTTTTGTCGAAAGCCTAAGAACTAACCCGCTGACGAGACCTTGGCAGAGGTCGAAACGCGCCGCCAGCGCGTCCGGGATGCAATCAAGCAACCAACAACACAACGGAGAATAAACCATGAAATCGATCAAGATCACGCAATCCGCCGCCGACGCCCTCGAAGAGATCCAAGCCCTCCGCCGGGAGCGCAAAGGCTACAAAACCAAAAAGATCGACTTGTTGAGCGAGGCGATCGACTGGCTGTTCAACGAAGAGTACAAGGCCAACAAATACCTTGCAAAGCACGCCGTCGACGGCGTTTCGTACTCTTTCGCCTTGCAAGGGGTCGACCATAGCCGCGCGCCCGGGTACGACAACGGAACGCCGATCTTGACGATCGAAAACATTCGGAGCGCCGAAGTGGTGACCGGCTCAACGCTCGAAATCTTGCTTGATCACGATTACATCCCGGTGGTCGTCGACGGCCGCTTTGACGAGGCCGGGGCCGCCGAGCTTGTCGCGCGGTTAGACGACGACGCCCCGGCGCGACCCTTGACGCCCGGCGAAGCGCGCGAGTTCAAACTTTGGCATTGCCTCGAAGCCGTCGCGGCGCACTTCATTCGCCAGCGCGAGATCGTCGACGCGGCGCAAGCTGCGCGCTCGGTCAACGCGTAACCCGCTGACGAGGCCCCGGCGGGGGCCGAAACGCTGCGCCGCCAGCGTCCGGGATGCTACCAACCAACAACAACGGAGAACGAACCATGAAAAGAGAAACGATCGCTTTGATCATTGAACACCTTGGCAACTTGATCACGTTTGCGGCCCTCGGCGCGGTCGGTTGGCTGGCTTTGTTTTTGTAATAAAAACAACACACTATAAAAAAGTAGAAAAAAAACAGAAAAAATACTTGCGTTTGTTCAAGGATGTATGCAATAAACGATCTCAGAGGCAACGACGCCAAAACAACGGAGAAAAAAGATGAAAGTTTATACTTTGAAAAACCCGAAACCCTACAAAGCTGGTGACATTCTCGACTCTACTTTTGTCGTTGTCAGTAATTCAACGGTATACATTATCAATCGCAAAGGTCGCAAAAATGAAACACACGGCTTGCGGGCGCACGATGCGCGCGCCGAATACAAAACGCGAATTGATGGAGGGTGGATCGTTTCTGAACGCGTTTTTTGCGACAACGAGATCGACTTTGAATTGCAATACCCGAACACTTGTCACTGGTTTGAGTAAAAACTAACCCGCTGATGAGGCCCCGGCGGGGGCCGAAACGCGCCGCCAGCGCGTCCGGGATGCAATCACGCCCCAACAACAACGGAGAACAAGCAATGAAAAAAGAGATCAACGAAACAAAGGAAGACTTGCGTTGTGTT